AGCTGGATTTACTGCAGCCTCGCTATCCGGTGATGTATCAATGACTAACGCTGGGGTTGTCACAGTTGCTAATGATAGCCACTCTCACGACACTCAATATATCCCTTTGACTGGATCTTCTTCTATTACTGGAACGCTGAGTACGACTGGTACTTCGATCGAAGTTGGACGTGGATCGGGTTCAGTCGCTATGACGACTAATGATGGCGATGGTAATGCTAATTTAACCTTTAATCATAAGAATGGTGACGCTGATTTTGCTGGTAACGTGGCTAGAATTGAAGTAAACGTAGATAGTACTACCGGCGCTGCGATGCATTTTGAGCTTTCCAACAACAACGCAACCGGTGCAATTTCTATCAATAATACGGGCATGACACTTACTCCAGGCGTCTTGACTATTAACAACAATGGCAGCGGAGGCGGACAATTAGTTGCTGGCGACTTAACGCTTACTGCTCTTTCTGCTCAAAACTCTGAAGCGACAGCTTTGATGATTAATGGATCAAATATCGTTGGAACAAGAGAGCTGGCATCTGGTGCATTTGCCGCAGCGTATTCGCACCCGAATCACAGCGGTGACGTAACGTCAAGTGGTGACGGAGCTACTACTATTGCTAATGACGCAGTAACATATGCCAAGATGCAAAATGTGGCAACTGCTAATCGAGTTCTTGGATCTACTTCAGCCGGCGGAGTAATTAGTGAAGTTCAAGTTATAACGCAAATGATTGCAGCAGATGCAGTAACCTATGGTAAGATTCAAAATCTAGGTACTGCTAATCGATTGCTTGGTGGAATTACAGCTGGTGGTCCGATTAGTGAAGTTCGAGTTGCAACTCCAATGATTGAACCAGATGCAGTAACCTTTCCTAAAATTGAAAATATTGCAACTAATACAATATTGGGTAGGGTATCAGCAAGTTCTGGTGATATTGAAGAACTTACTCCAGCACAAGTTCGTACAATGATCAATGTTGCTGATGGCGCCCAAGTTAATGTTGGTACAGATATTACTGTATTTGAAGGAACAGCTACGGTTGAAATACAATCATCGACTGGGTCAAATGATTCTATTGTTGGCGCGAGTGCAACTAATGCTGGGGTCGTCACGACAGGAACACAAGTTTTTGCTGGTACTAAGTCATTTAGTTCTCAAGCTACCTTTAGTCAAGGAATTAGCGTCGTTGGTAATATTCTACCTTCAGTGGATAATTCACAGGTTGTGGGAAACGCCAGTTTTACGTTTAACAATGGAAGATTTACAAACTTCCAAGTTGATTCAACTCTTACTGTAAGAGGCGCTATTGACTTAGCGGATAACGATGATATTAGATTAGGCACTGGTGACGACTACATTATTGATTTTAATAGTCAGCATCTAGTTATTCATCAAAATGTTTCTTCAGCAAATGATGTTTATATTACTAATACGAACGATGACGTCGAATTTTGGTTCGATGTTTCAACTGGTAACTTTCATGCCGATGGTGATGTTATTGCTAATTCAACTAGCACAGCTTCTGATTTAAAGTTTAAGAAAAATATTGCTACGATTGATAATGCTGTTGATAAAGTTAAGCAATTGCGAGGCGTAACTTTTGATTGGAAGAAAGACAATACAACCTCAGCTGGTGTTATTGCTCAAGAAATTGAAGAAGTTTTGCCTTATGCTGTTACGGAAAAGGAAGAAAGAACTGGTATTGTAGACAATGGACAAGAGTACGATACCTATAAAGCAGTAAATTATAATACACTTCACGCAGTTCTTATTGAGGCAATCAAAGAACAACAAGAACAGATCGAGGCTCTTAAGGCGCAGATCGAAGACCTAAAGAAATAAGTGTATAAATAGAAGTATAAGAGAGGAATTATTTAATGGCCTTACAAGCAAGCGGACAAATATCTTTACAAGATATTATCCAAGAGTTTACTAATAGCACTGATGGAACTGAATCTGTTTTAGTGGCAGCATCAGCGTCTTCCGGCCAGCCAACAATACAAACAGGATCTACTGCAAATCTATGCGTTGGTATGAGAGCAACTACTAGTGGAGTTAATGGCACAATTGCTTCTCTTACTTCTGGTAGTATTACAATGTCAGCAAATTTGACGACGACTCTTTTAACTAATAACGAGATTTTCTTTGAGGCTAACGCGTTATCAGATTTCTATAGTGGTGGTGCTATTGGTGTATCATCAAGTGGCGCTCCAAATGTTCCAACAAGTGGCGAGATTCAACTCACAGATTTTTATAGTGCATCTGCTGCTATTGACTTCCCATCATCAACATATATTGTACGAGAATTTGATGGAACAATGGCAACAGGATATGTTAATATCGTAGCTGATGATGCTGCATTTGAATTTGTCGCGCAAGATATAGGCCAGGGCCTCGCGGCCTGCGCGGCCATCGTGACTTTTCGTATAGAACGAAATAGCTCAGGCTTTGATTTTGACGCATACGGCTCAACTGGATTTAATAATGTATATCAAAACAGAATTGATAGTTCCGGAACCTCAACGGGCATAGCAAATAACACTTGGACCGAAGCTGCGAGTGGAACAGTACAGCCAACATCTTTTAAATGGGAAGTCGCGCAAACGGTTGGTGGCACTGGTTCTCTAGGTAATGGTGAGGCGAGCACGGACGGGTCAAATGTTGGCGGCTCAACTTATGCCGTAAATGAAAACACATATCAATCACTAGCGCTTAATGAAACGGGTGGATGGACCGCTAGCGTTTCTGCATCTAGCGAAATAGAAGGCCAGTCTGAGTTTAATAACGTGGCTATTGAATTTACAGTTACAATGAGAAGAAGTGGATATAATGATACAGAAACACTTAATTTTGTATGGGCTGGTAAAGCAACTGCCACTGCAACAGCCGGCGGAATTTTAGGTAAGTAATAAGGAATACATTTAAATGGCAAAACCAAATTCAAAGCAAAGCCTTATTGATTACTGCCTTCGCTCGCTTGGAGCTCCAGTAATTGAGATCAATGTTGATGAAGATCAGCTTGATGATCGTGTCGATGAGGCTTTGCAATTTTATCAGCAATATCATAGAGATGCTATAGAAAAAATATATCTTAAGCACCAAATAACTCAACAAAATATTGATGATGGAACTATTGCAATTAATGATTATATTACAGAAATTGTAAGAGTATTTCCACTTAATGAGACATTATCTGCTACTGATAGCGCGCTTTTCGATATTAATTATCAGCTTCATTTAGATGAAGTTTTTTCACTTAATTATATGGGATCGCTTGTTGATTATGTTATGTCCAAACAGTGGCTAGCATTAGTTGATTTAGTTATCGATGCTGATAGCAAGTATATTAGTTTTAAGAAGCATAAGAATGAATTACGTATTGATATGGACTGGGACAAAGAAGTTGAGGTCGGCGATTATATGGTTATTGAATGTTACCGTATTATTGATCCAGAAACATACACAGACGTATATAACGATTATTATTTAAAGAGATATTTAACTGCACTTATAAAACTGCAATGGGGTACAAATCTTTCTAAATTCGAAGGTATGCAAATGCCAGGCGGTGTAACATTTAGTGGAAGACAATATGTTGACGATGCTAAAGAAGAGCTACAACGTTTAGAGGAAGAGGTTCGACTTAACTGGGAAGAGCCACTCGGTTTTATTACTGCATAAAGGTAAATCATGCCAAGAAATGTTTATTTCAGCCAGGCTGTTGCGACAGAACAAAACTTATACGAAGATTTGATTATAGAATCGCTTAAGATCTATGGTCAGGACGTATATTACTTACCACGCAGCATTGTTTCACGGGACAATATTTTTGGAGAAGACCGAGCAAGTAGGTTTGATTCGGCGTATATGCTTGAAGCATATATTGAAAACGTCGACGGATTTGAAGGAGCTGGTGACTTATATCAAAAATTTGGTATTGAAATACGAGATGAGATAACATTTATTATTTCACGTAGAAGGTGGGAACAGTTTGTTGGGATATGGAATAATTCATTAGACAGTACTCGTCCTAACGAAGGAGATATAATCTTCCTTCAGTTAAGTAACACATTCTTTGAGATTATGCATGTTGAAGATGAAGAACCATTTTATCAGCTCAATGATTTAGTTGTTTATAAATTGCGATGTGCGTTGTATGAATATAACGAAGAAGAGATTGATACTGGCGTTGAAGTTATCGATGTACAACAAGATAACTTTGGTTATCAGCAAACACTTGTTGTCGATATATCAGGTACTGGTACGCATTTTACTAAGGGCGAAACTGTTTCACAGGTTATATCACCTGGAGTTACGGTATATGGCGAAGTCAGACTTTCAGAACAGACTTCAGATACAACCAACACAATAACAGTTTCTAATATTGGAGTAACTGGATCTAGCGACGCTAAAGATTTCTTGGTGTCACCTACAGTTCAGCTTATTTCAACTACAACAAATGGGTATATAACCGATATTGCTACGGTATCTGAAGAAGACTTTATGCCAACGGATGGCAATGCACAAAATACAGCCTTTGAGCTTGATGCAGATTCAATTATAGATTTTACTGAAAGTAATCCATTCGGTGATCCCTCGGAGACTTACTAATGTTTGGTAATCATTTCTATCATGCTACAATGAGAAAATCGGTTGCCGTTTTTGGTACCCTGTTTAATAATATTACTGTCATTCGCCAAGACGGATCAGGTAATGTTTTAAATCAAATCAAGGTTCCTCTTGCTTATGGCCCTAAGCAAAAGTTTTTAGCGCGAATAGACCAAGTCAATCAAGAGTCCATGGCAATTAAATTACCTCGTATGGCTTTTGAAATTACGAGTATTTCAATGGATCTTAATCAAAAGCTTGCTAAGCGTAATACTATTGTTGAAGCAACAGATGATCCAACAGAAAAGCGTGTTATAAAACAAATTGCTGCTTATAATATTGGTATGTCTTTAAATATTATGGCTAAAAATCAGGATGATGGTCTACAAATATTAGAACAGATTCTTCCATATTTTCAGCCTGAATATACAGTTTCTATTTCGCCAATTGACGGTTACGATTTTAAACAAGATGTCCCTATTGTCCTTTCATCAGTTTCTATATCAGATGATTATGAAGGAGACCTAACTTCTAGAAGAGTATTAGTGTATACCCTTGAATTTGAAATGAAAATGAAGTTTTTCGGTCCCACTTCAGATCAGGGTGTTATCCGCGAAGTTAAGATTGATTTCGATGCCGTACCAAGCGGGATAAATACTTTTGAGAACATGGTATTTACCATCGATCCTAATACTGCGCAAGAGGATGATGCATATACTGTAAATGTGGCGATTGATGACGGTAGCTATGAAGACTAAAACAGATAGATTGCTTGGCGAATTAGATAAACAAATAGTAAAAAGTTTACCAGCTCATAAAAAGCAAGAAAAAGAAATCCAAGACGATTACGAATATTCCCGTGAGGTCTATAAAGATCTTATTAATACGGGTATGTCATCCTTAGACTCTTTGGCCGAATTAGCCAGAGAATCAGAACATCCCCGAGCATTTGAGGTTCTTTCCCGTAGTATTAAAGATATTGCAGATACTACTGATAAACTTATGTCACTTCAAAAGAATAAGAAGGACCTTCAAAAAGACGAAAAAGCTGAAGAGGCTAAGACCGTAACAAATAATAATATGTTTATTGGCAGTACTACTGATTTACAGCGTATGCTACTAGATAATCAAGAAAAGAATGTGATTGATCATGAATCAGAGAATAAAGAATGACGCGCTTGGTTACTTAGGTAATCCAAATGTTAAACGTGATGGAGTTGAAGCTCAATTTACTGCTGATGAAGTAAGGGAATATGCTAAATGCATGTCAGACCCTTCTTATTTTGCAACTCAATATGTCAAAATTATATCCCTCGATTCTGGTTTAGTACCATTTAAATTGTATCCTTATCAAAAGGATATGTTTAGCCATTTTAATGATAACCGCTTTAGTATTGTTTTAGCCTGTCGTCAAAGTGGTAAATCAATTAGTTCCGTTGCATATCTACTTTGGTATGCATGCTTCCATCCAGAAAAGACTATTGCAATCCTTGCTAATAAAGGAGCAACAGCCAGAGAGATGCTAGCACGAATTACATTAATGCTTGAAAATTTGCCGTTCTTTTTACAGCCCGGTTGTAAGGCATTAAATAAAGGATCGATTGAGTTTAGTAATAATTCACGTATAGTAGCTGCTGCAACTTCTGGTTCTTCTATTCGTGGTATGTCAATTAACTTATTGATGCTCGACGAGTTTGCCTTTGTCGAAAACGATGCTGAGTTTTATACCTCAACATACCCTGTAATTTCTTCTGGTAAAAATACTAAAATTATTATTACCTCTACAGCAAACGGCGTAGGCAATGTGTTCCATAAACTATGGGAAGGAGCAGTACAAAAGACTAATGAGTTTGCTCCATTTACAGTCGATTGGTGGGACGTTCCAGGCAGAGACGAAGCTTGGAAACAGCAAACAATAGCCAATACTTCAGAATTGCAGTTTGATCAAGAATTTGGTAATAACTTTCATGGGCGTGGCAATACACTTATTGCGGCTAATTGCTTACTAGAACAAAAAGCGATTGACCCTAAGCACTATTTTGAGAATGTTAAAATATATAAGCAGCCTACTGAAGGGCATAAGTACGTTATGGCTGTTGATGTTGCCCAGGGGAGAGGACAAGATTATTCTACATTTAATATTATAGATATATCCAGCGAGCCGTTTCAACAAGTGGCCGTTTTTAAAGATAATGAATTATCGCCAGTTTTATTTCCGGATATTATTTACAAATACGCCAATCTCTATAATCAGGCTTTTATATTAGTTGAATCAAATGATCAGGGATCTATTGTCGCGCATGGTTTATGGTATGACTTAGAATACGAAAACATGTTTTTAGAATCTATGATTAAATCCGATGGTATAGGAATACGGATGAATCGTAGAATTAAAAGAATAGGCTGTTCAGCATTCAAGGATCTTATTGAGCAGCGGAAATTGTTTATCAATGACTCAGATACAATTATCGAAATGTCGACATTTGTTGCAAGAGGAAACTCATATCAAGCCTCTGCTGGAAACCATGATGACCTAGTAATGAATCTAGTTTTGTTTGGTTGGTTTACCTCAACAGACATTTTTGCTGAGATGACTCAGATCAATATGAAGAGTCTCTTATATAGCGAGAGGCTTAAAGAAATACAAAATGATTTACCACCATTTGGGATTATAGATGATGGTAGAAATAACAAAGATTACCACGTGGATGAAGATGGGACTGTTTGGCTCAGTAGCGTTGTTTATGAAAAGCAAGATATTTATAAATAAACTATGATTGATTTATTCGTATTATGACAAACACATAACATTTTTAACCTTAACGAGGAAAAAGCGATGGCATTTCAAGTATCACCTGGCGTTCAGGTCAAGGAAATTGATGCAACTACTATTGTCCCTGCGGTATCTACCAGTATTGGTGGTTTCGCCGGCGCCTTTACTCAGGGCCCTGTAAACACTCCGGTGATTATCAGCTCTGAAAAGGAGTTAGCATCTGTTTTCGGTAGACCCGACGACCAGACAGCAAAATATTTTTTAACCGCCGCATCATTTCTAAAATACGGTTCAGCTCTTAAAGTTGTTCGTGTCGTCGGCTCTGGAGCTGAACATGCTTCTAATACAGAGGCAGGCACTGGGCAAGTTATTACTACTGCAGAAGATGCAGTAGCTATTAATGCTGAAGTATTTGCAGCGCGCGAAGTTGGTGAACAAGGTAATAGTCTTAAGGTTGCAGTATTTACTGCGGCTTCGGCTACTGACTTCACTACTTGGGGCAGCACTGACAATTACGAGTCGTATTTTAGCGCTGAGCCCGGAACTTCTGCAACTGCAGTATCTTACGGCGCATCGAGTGCTAATGATGAACTTCATATTTTAGTAATTGATGAAGACGGTTTATATACAGGTAATCCTGGCGAAGTATTAGAATCATGGGAATTTCTTTCTCTTGCGTCTGATGCTAAGTCTGGCGACAACTCAACACTATACTACAAAAACGTAATTAATGAAAAATCTGAATATATCTGGGCATGTGGCGGCGGTTTGGCTACAGAAGATGGATATCAATTAGGTCCAACTGGAGCTAATAACAATACTACAGCCTTTACTGCCGGCGCTGCGGGTTTTGAAGCTGGCGAAAGTCTTGGTGGTGGAGCATCAAATAATGACTCTGTTGGAGCATCAGAAATTGTTGGTACTGGAAGCAATGGTTTCCAAGCATTTGCAGATTCTGATCTGATCGATGTTAACCTTCTCTTCTCTGTACCAGATGCAGACGGCGCTCAAACTATTGCTGACGCATTAATTACACTTTGTGAAGTACGTAAAGATTGTATGGCATTTGTATCTCCCCCAATCGAAGATAGTACTGGATCAAATCCAGTATCTACTGTTAAGACTTGGGTAAGTGGTCTTCCATCAACTTCTTATGCTTCTGCGGATTCAACTGCCGTATACGTATATGATAAGTATAATGACGTTTATCGTTGGATTGGTGCTGCTGGATATGTTGCTGGCCTTTGTGCTGGTACTGATGCTTCAGCTGATGCTTGGTTCTCGCCTGCTGGCTTGAATCGTGGTCAATTGCTTGGCGTTACTAAGCTTGCAATTAACCCAACTAAAGCCGAGCGCGATGAATTGTACAAGGGTCGAGTTAACCCAATCGTATCGTTCCCTGGTCAGGGTACTGTATTGTTTGGCGATAAGACGCTTCTTGCACGTCCATCTGCTTTCGATCGTATTAATGTACGTCGTTTGTTTATTGTCTTGGAGAAGGCAATTGCAACTGCATCTAAGTTTACATTGTTCGAACTGAACGATGAGTTTACTCGGGCGCAGTTTAGAAATTTGGTAGAGCCATTCTTGCGTGATGTCAAGGGTCGTCGTGGCGTAACTGATTTCTTGGTTGTTTGTGACGAAACAAATAACACAGGTCAGGTCATTGATTCTAACAGCTTTGTTGCTGACATATATGTTAAGCCAGCTCGTTCTATCAACTTCATTACTCTTAACTTTATTGCAACCCGAACTGGTGTTGATTTCTCAGAAATCGCCAGATAAATAAGGAGGATAGATAAGTGGCTATTTTAGGTGTAGACGATTTTAAGTCTAAGTTAGTAGGCGGTGGGGCGCGTGCTAATATGTTCAAAGTTACATGTAACTTCCCTAGCTATGCTCAAGGTGATTCCGAGCTGACCTCCTTTATGTGTAAAGGGGCGTCAATTCCAGCATCTATCATTGCGCCGGTAGAAATTAACTTCCGTGGGCGTAAGCTTCAGGTCGCAGGTGATCGTACCTTCGAACCAATGACGCTTACAATCATTAATGATGTTGATTTCCGCATTCGTCAAATGATGGAGCGTTGGATGAACGGTATCAATGAGCATACTGCTAACGTAGGCCTTGCCAACCCAGTAGATTATCAAGCTGACATGATTGTTGAGCAGCTTGATCGTCAAGGCAATTCTACTCAGCGTTACGACCTACGCGGTTGTTTCCCAACTAATATTGCAGCAATTGATCTTAACTACGACTCAGAGAATACAATCGAAGAGTTTACTGTTGAGTTCCAAGTTCAATATTGGGAGAACGCTAACAGCACGTCGTAAGGCGTGATATATAATAAAGGCGTGGTCGGTTATCCGGCCATTGCCTTTATTTTCAATTTAGAGAGATACAATCCATGGCTGAGATTTTTGGCTTCGAAATTACTCGAAAGAAAGATAAAGAACCGGACGTAAAGTCATTTGTTCCGAAAACTGAATATGATGGATCAGGCATTATTTCTACCTATGCAGGTGCAATTGCAACTAATGCTTTTGTAGACCTTTCAGGGGACAAAGCAACTTCTGATAAAGAACAAATTCTTAAGTATCGTGATATTGCAACTCAACCTGAGTGCGATGCTGCAATCGAAGATATTGTCAACGAGTCTATTGTAGGTGACCATGATAAAGCGCCTATTGAATTAGTTTTAGATCATGTTGAGACTTCAGATAAAATTAAAGAAACAATTAATGATGAATTTAAATCAATTCTTCAATTGTTGTCATTTAATGCGTATTCACACGATATTTTCCGTAAGTGGTATGTTGACGGACGTATTGCTTACCACATTATTATTGACGAAAAGTCTCCTAAGAAAGGGATTATGGAGCTTCGTTATATTGATCCTATGTACCTTCGTAAAGTAAAAGAAGTAGAGGAAGAACAGGATCAAAAGACTGGCGCAAAGATTATTAAAAAGTCCACAGAGATTTTTGTATATCAGGATGAAAAAATGGGAGCAGCTCATAATGCGCTTAAGATTCATCCAGATTCAATTGCTTATTGTACTTCGGGCTTATTAGATCCAAGTAAGAGCCGAATCGTTTCTTATTTACAGAAAGCAATTAAGCCAGTTAACCAATTGCGTATGATGGAAGACTCATTGGTTATCTATCGTATTTCAAGAGCTCCAGAGCGTCGTATATTCTATATTGACGTAGGTAATATGCAGAATTCTGCGGCTGAGCAAACGCTTCGCCGTATTGCAAATGAGTATCGTAATAAGATTACCTATGATGCGACAACTGGTGAAGTAAAAGACGATAAGCGTCATATGTCTATGCTGGAAGATTATTTCCTTCCACGTAAAGAAGGTGGTCGAGGTACTGAAGTAGATACATTACCCGGTGGTGAAAACCTTGGACAGATTGACGATATTGTTTATTTTCAAAAGAAATTATATAAGTCACTTAATGTACCGGTAAATAGACTCGAGCAGGAAGCTCAGTTTACTCTTGGTCGATCAACTGAAATTTCGCGTGATGAAGTTAAGTTTAAAAAGTTTATTGACCGTCTTCGTAAGCGTTTTTCAGATCTTTTCTTACAGCTACTTAAAACCCAATTAATTCTAAAGGGTATTATTACTAAAGAAGATTGGAAGGAGTGGAAAGAAAATATTGTCTTTGATTTTATCGAAGATAATCATTTTAGCGAACTCAAAGAAGCTGAAATCATGAGAGAGCGTTTTGAAATGCTTGCAACTTTGGAAGAGTATGTAGGAAAGTATATTTCTAATGAATGGGTGATGAAAAACGTTCTTCAGCAGTCTGATGATGATATCAAAGAAATGCAAAAGCAGATTGAAGCTGAAAAGAAGTCTGGAGAATTTGATGATGAAGAAGACTTA